AACAGACGATGGGTCTAGAACCTTCATAAAGCCGTACACCATAGCGATGTCACCAGCAGGGGAAGGATTCTTCGCTGCGGTTTCAATCTTTTGATACGCTTGACCAAGTTCAACATAAGGCTTGACTTGCGCTTGAAATTCATTACGCAAGTCTTTCTCATTTCCAAATGTCTTGCCTTGCAATGGAATGATTGGGATCAATGGTTGTGGTCCAGTAGGCGCTGCTTGGGGTGCTCCAGCACCACCAGTAGGTACAACAGCACTAGGTGCGCCAGCAGGACGAGGAGCACCGCCTACACCACCACCACCGCCAACTTGGAAGTAACCGCCAGCCTCTGCGCCACCAACAATTTGAGGTGCAAGAGTTTGTGTGTATGTCTCACCACCTTTAAGTTTTGACTTATCAATAGCAACAGTACGACCGCCAAGGTTTTGCAATACAACATCACGCTTTGGACCAAATCCTTCAACGGTTCTAATAGTTCCGTCTTTCATTTGCTGAACTAACAAAGGCTTGCCAGTTGTATCTGTAACCTCAAATGGAGAGCCTGTAACTTCAGAGCGTGGCTTGATCTGATACGCCATGTCTTGATAACGCTTGGCTTCTTCACCCTTACCAGAAGCAGCATATATGTCTGCCAACTTCATGTACTGATTGAATTTAATATCTTCTGGCTTTGTTCCCTCTGGAGGAGTTTCACCACCAAGCAAAGTTTGCGCAGTAAGTCTTTGCAAATCCATTGCTCTTTTAGCTTCTTGGAGTTTTTGACCAGTCATCAAATTCTGTATAGCACCTTGCTGTGCTTGCTGGTATCCAGCAGAACCTGCTTGCAAAGCACCGCCAAGGGCTTGACCTAAAGAGATAGGTGTACGGCTTGGACCGCCAGCCTGTAAGAGTGCTGCTGCTGCTTGCAGCATTGCTTGGTTTTTAATTGATTCTTGCTGTCCAGCACTCAAATAGTCTTCAAGTCCAGTACCACCACCACCAAAGAGTAAACCGCCAAAGTCTTGTGTTGCCATCATTTACCCCTTACATGAAACCAAGTAATCCACCGAGTCCAGCACCATATGCTGCGTACTCTGGGTTTTGCGTTCCACCAATTAAAGAACCTAACTTAGCACCACCCAAAGCACCACCAAGCGCTGATGTGGCTTGGTTTGTATAAAGTGGTGCTGACTGAGTTCCAGCCGACGGCTGAAGGCTTAATGCGCCCTGAGACACACCAAGTCTTTCAAGTCCTAGATTGCGTTGTGCATCGAGCTTAGATTGCTCGTACTGCTGACGCAACGCCCCTTGATTTAATCCAAGGTTTTGTGCCTGAGTGAAACCACCTTGACGCAGTTGAGCAACAGCATTAGTTGCATTGCGTAGTGCCGCCTCGTCAACCAGCGATCTGGTTACGCCTTGGCGTGTACCACCAAATGCTTTTGCTGCTGTGGCTGCTGCGCCTTCAGCAGATATTTGACCCTGACGAGCACGCTCAATGTCACCCAAAGTTCCTTGGATAACGCTTTGCTCATACGGGTTCATGTACTGCTGAACCATGCCTAAGTTGTACTCAGGGAATGGAGCAAATTGTTTTTGCCCTAGACCAGCAGCAGTTGCTCTTGCTTCTTCTAAGTTGCGCAGATATGCTGCTTTGACATCTGGGTCAACGCTAGATGATGATGTGGAAGTTGTACCGCCACCCAAAGCCTTTGCAGCCGTTAAGCCAAGGCTTGCTGCTGTCAATGCGTTCTGTGGACTAGCCGTAGCCCAGTTAAGAGCACCGCCAATTAAACTTGGTTGCGTAGAGCCTAGACCGCCAGCAGCAGCGCCTTCAGCAGTTACTGGTGCAACGGCACTTAAAGCAGTTGTTGAGTTCAACGCTGGCACGACTGGAGACAATGGAGGTAAAGCGGTTGCAGTCGCAGCAGGTGTGGCAGCGTTAGCCAGAGCTGTTCCAGCAGCAGAACTTGCTGCCGTAGTACCAAACGCTGGCAACTCTGTCGCAATGACTGATCCAGTAGTGACTGGTGAGGAAACCACACCAGCATCAACAACAGCAGACGCTGGTACGGTGCTACCACTAGCATTGACATATGCCCCGATCTCTGGTGCGTAGTAGTAACCAGCAGCCATCAAAGCAGCCAGAGTCCAGCCATTAGGACCAAGCGTATCGCGCACACCCTGATCAATGCTTACGCCAACATCGCTAACGGTGTCAATGACACCCTGACCTAATTCACCAATTTCGCTTACTACTCCACCCATATCAATCTCCCTTGTCACACCTTGTTGGTGTAGATAAAAGCCTTAGAACCGTCCAATAGTGATATTTGACATTTCTCAGACCAGCCAAATGACTTGGCAAATCTTACAAGTTTGATGTCTTCTTCGCGTATCAGCGCGACGAGAGGCTTTCCAATTAAATTCTCAATCAGAGCAATGCTCTTCAAGCAGTCCTTTTTGACCCCAGAAGACCATCTTCTGATCTCCACATGAATCCACAAATTACCTCTGAAAAACTCCAAGTACACGGTGTAATCCTCTCGGATACATACAGGTACTTTCCCCGCCCTTAATTCTTGCGTCAATTCTAAGTCACCGTTTGCCCATTGCGACAACATCAAATCGGTTAACGCCTACACGCCAGTCCTCTAAAACTGCCCCCGTGTACCTGACCTTGACCTGCCTTGCAGCGAATCTCACATCTGTCGGTTGAGCTGCTGCATACGGTCCATAAGTCGTCTCAGTCGCCATCGGATACATCCGAGTCTTGAAGGAAATCACGACTTCGCCCAAGGTCTGCTCGTCAGGTATGACGCGACGCACCGACATGATGTTGTCGCCAGCACCGATCTCGTAAGGACCAGACTCAGCGTAGGGGACAGCACCGTCGTAAGTGAATCCGACTTCGTGCTCATAGATGTAGCCGTCAGTTGAGATCATCAAAGGATTGGTGAATACGCCTCTGTCAGTTCCAGCAGTACGAGCCAAAGAGCCAATAGCCCAATGCCCTTCGCGGTAGTTGTACACCACATAGGAGTCATTCTCATTGCTGGCGCTAGACGGGTAAAACCAAATGATCTCGCCATACTTGCTGTTGTGTACTGCGTAGACCTTGCTTGACTGGTTGTAGTTGATGTTCTGGAAAACATAGTCTCCAACATCTGACACCAAGGGCTTGACATAGCCGTCATATACCCAGAAGCCTGACTTAGACATCCAAATGGCTGCGGTGTCAATGGCTGCTACTGCCTGTGAGGAGATCACGCCACAGCCTGACCCTGCCTTCTCAAAGGAGTAGACATAAGGCAGACCGATGTATGTCGCCACATGGACATCAACATCTGTAAAGATTAGATTGATACCTCGGACGCGCTTGCCACACTTTATTGAGCCGACTGAATTGATCTCAAAGTCACCTGCCTGATTGGTTGCCGATGGTGTCCAAACGGTATTGTTTTCTTGATCACACCAAGATACCTTGCGTGGATTACCTGATGCGCCAAGTCCAAAGACAAATCTTTCTGCTGTCGTCATCACAGCCTCGCAGCTCGTTGGCGCGTTAGTAATCGCCACCGCCTTTGTTGGCGTGGTAAAGCCTAACTGCCACTCAAGGAGCTGACCATCGGCACTTGAGCACGCAACAAGATACTCGCCCCATGAGTCCATCGACCAAGTAGTCGCTGGAATGATTCCTCCCAAGTCTGGACGCGCTACGCCATAGGCATAATTTCCATAAGTGCCGTAGCCGTAACCAGTCTTTAGCGTTGCGTCTGTGATGCCAGATGTAAATGTCGTAGGCGTAATGTCCTTTAAGACACCACTCTCGCTCATGGCGTAGAGCTTTGTAGGCGTGCCAGCAGCAATGTAGCGTTCATCGGAGTTAGTACGCCAAGTCAGCATTCCACGACTGACACCAGTCATCTGAGAGGTTGAGCGCTTACGCCACCCGCCCCAAGGTCTCAAGGTGTTCTCAAACCAACGCACAAGGTTGGAGTCAAACCAGCGCCCCGCAGACTGGTACTCAGTACCGTTGCGGTATACGCCAGCAGGGATTTTGATTGGTACGAGTGCCATAGGGTCTAATTATGCTGAAAGATTGGACACAAAGGTAACCGTCGCGATGACAGACGGTATAGATGGTCTTGTTGGT